GCAAGTTGAATATCTCCCAATGTGACAGGAAAAGCATTAACATATTTTATTTCTCGGCTTGAGTTGTTGGCACTGTTTAAAATATTAACTCTAATATCGCAATAGTCACTTAACTCGGTATCGGTGTTAATAGAAAAAAGTTTGTGTTTACTTTCCACCATGTTTTGTAACCAATTATAAATTTCATTGTAGACCTGCATTTTTTCATCAAGAATAACTTCCATAGTTACAGTGCCAAATTCAATAGCATCGCCTATAAATGGTATTGATGACATTCTTTTATATCCTAGATCAGTAGAATTAATTTCCATACTAGGATGTTGTATTGTCTGAGCAAAAAAAGCTAGATAAGGAAACCTTGATTTAGAGATAGTAACTTTAAATCCGCTAGGTTGCAGATAGTTGGTATCGCAGGTAAAATCGTTCATTAATTGAAACTCGTTGAGTGATGTTTTAATTATTTATACGAGTCCAGAATATAAAAAAAAGGGGAGACTAAAAGTCTCCCCTCAAAATGATCACTAAAGTGATTCTTTTTATTTACAGTCTTAGGCGAGGATATTGTCAACGCGGAAGATTCTGTAGTACTGGTTTTCACGAGCTGTTCCAAGACCAACACCATCAACGGCGCCGGATTTGCCTTCTGAGTAAGGATTACTTACCATGCCATAACGAGTCTTGAACCCGATACGTGGCTGGAAGTCATCCTCACCAACTGCACGTACCATCTGGAGAGGTACATAAGGGCAGTAGAATACACCAGCGTCATAAGGATTGGTGCCTTTGTAACCAACAGTTACATAGTCAGCAACCGCATAGGGGTCGATGTAGACTTTGGTGCGTCCGTTAAGAACACCAGCAAAAGTGTTACCCGTGTCATCTACATTCAATGAAGTAGAAAGAGCGGGGGCGTAGTCAAGCATACCAGCAGCTGTAAGAGCAGTTGCAACATCTGAAGAACAGATGATGAAGTTACCTTTACCGCGACGAGTTTCTTTAGCGATTACGTTACATTCGCGTTCCAATTGAACAAGGAGACCCTTGAACTTTTCAACTGACCAACGACCATCAGCATCAGTAGCGAGGTCAAAGATACCAGCAGTTTGGATACCAGCCTGTCGAGAACCAATCTTAGCTTGTGAATTGATCGTTCGGATAACTTCACGATTAATTTCAGCAAGAATTTCAGTTGACAGAATGTTTGCGAGTTCAGTTTCAGCGTCAAGACCGTGGATTGCTTTAAGATCTTGTGCAAGTTCAAGCGTGTATTCTGCTTTCAACGCACGAGTCTTAGCAACAACGCTAGTCTTGTCAATGGTAAATCCCATTTCATGGAAAGAATTACCAGTGTTACCAAGCGCTTCAGCTTCTGTAGTAGACATTGCAACACCAACGCTAGGTACGTAAGTATCACCAGAGTCAACGATAGATGAATCACCTCCATCACCAGGTGATGAAGTGTCAGCAGCGCCAACAAGACCTGAAGGACCACGAGCACTGTGCTGCCCAGCCGCGTCAGTTGCAGAGTCACCAGAGTACGCAGTTTGCGCTTCGTTGAACAGAGCTTCAGTACCTGCGTTACCGGCACCGGCATTACCCGTCTGATACACTGAACGCATAGCAAAGATCAATCCCGTAGGACCAGTCATAGGCTGTACGCCACATACGTCATATGCCATAAGGTTAGGCATTGCGCGACGAACGAGTGCGATGAGAACTGGATTCCAGTTGTCAGCAGCACCACCGTTGCCTCGGGTTCCGTCAACTGCAGCGTTAGCAGCAACTTCGTTCATCATACCCTGCTCGATGAGGGATTTTTCTTGGTTCTCAAGTACTGCAGCCGTTACTGCTTTACGATGCTTGTCGGCAATTACACCGGCAGATTCTTCGTTAAGTACTGGAGACCATTTTTCTACTAATCGATCATACGATTCCATAGAGATACTCCTTATTTGTTAGATTTTTTGATTGCTGAGAGATACTGTGACATCATAGAGTTAACCTCTACTGTGTCATCTGACCAATCGTCAGTAGTTTCGTCTGAAACTTCTTCGGTAATTTCTTTCTTAAAGTAAGACTCTTTAACAGTCTTAACTTTAGCAGTGAAAGATTCTTCATCTTCGAAGTCTAAAGATTCTACTAATGACTTTAACTTTTCAACTTCAGTTTCCGCCATATCCCGCGCACTTTCGCGAACGATAGTTTCACGTTGGAGAGCTTCTAACTGTTGTGACATTTCAATTGCATTACCGGTTTGCTCATTGAGTTTTTCTTCCAACTCTTTAACGGTTTCTGCAAGTTCATCAACTAAGTCAACTTTTGTTTCAGGAACATCGATGTATGATTCAACAAACAAGTCTTTCAACGAGTTCATGAAACCTTCAGCGATCTCAGTGCGAAGACCAGTCTCCACAGCAAGTTTGTTTTCTTCCATCCACTGTTCAACTACGTAGTTGAGGTATGAATCAACTTTCTCCACGAGGTCAGAACGAGTTGCTTCAAGTTCTTCTTCGAGGCGATTTTGATACTCATCTTCTAAACGAAGAACTTCTTCTGAAATTTTCGTTTTGATAGCAGTTTCAAAAATTACGGCAGTTTTCGCTTTAAATTCATCTGATAAAGTGGCTTCGCTTTCTACCAAAGTGTTGAGTTCATCAGAAAAATCATAAGATGCTTCAGCAACTTCTTCTTCTTCAGAGATCTCTTCTACACCCATTGTGTCCAGAAGAGCCGCGAGGTCTTCTTTCTTCATTGATGCCATTGCTTTGTATCCAGCGTTAACCATAGCAGCCTTAGCCTTGGGTGTATTACCCTGAGGTGCAGGCTCATCTTTGCCGTCTTTGTCGCCTTTACGCTTGGGCGCTTTTTTTGTAGAAGCAGTTGCTGCTACAGATGACACGCTTTGTGCTTCGGCGTTTTTCATATCGTGAGCTTCCTCGACTTGGTTGTCCTCATCGTGAAGTTCAAGGTCTAAATTATCTTCAGACATAATGACTCCTTATTTGTTTGATTTGAGCAACGAGAGGAAATTTTTAAACTCACGAATCTGCGTCTCGTAAAGATGCTTCTTCGGAGCAGTTTTAATTTCTGTCTCCATTTCTTCAATTACTTGAGGTTGGATAATGCCATTATTCCATACCCACTCTACGCCTTCCATTATGCCATTGACAAATGCGGCTGGAGCGGAGGGATCTTGTACGATATCGACGGTATTTAAAATAAAATCGTCACGTACATAGTTAGCACCACCTTTACTCTCAAGACTACCCATACCACGAGTTGACACTCCTAGTTGAACGCCACCTTCAAGAAGACCTTTAACAATCTGCCCCATTGGAGTATCCAAAATTTGTGCCTTTCCAACAACATCATTACCTTTCCATTCCAGTTGAGTAATGAGGTGAGAAACTTTATCAAGATTCACAGTAGGCCCTTCGGGATGGTTTAACTCACCTACGGACCTTTTCTGTGCTACTTGTTCTGTAACGTACTTATCTACTGCGCTTTCCATAATGGGGCGAGGATAAATACGACCATTTCTATTTTTTTGTTCTGCTTGTGCAAATACACCTTCGATGGCATAAGATTTAGGCTTGCCATCTTTTGCTTCTGTAATCACAGTTTCAATGTTTTGATCGATGTATTCTGCCATTAATTTCATTTACATTTCCTTAGCAAAACTAATACCCATTTTCTCAGCTTCTTTCTGAGATCTATAGGTGTCTAATTTATCGCCGTCAATATAAACGGAGAACCCTTTATTATCTTTATGAATCATTACGGTATGTTTATTAACCTTTTTAGAGAAGACATGTTCTCCAGCAGGCATTCTTTTTTCTCGTATGTTCTTAAAAGATTTCATAAGTATTATTTATACAATCTTAATCTTCAACAGGTTCTTCTGGTTCTTGATTGTAGATTTGACCTGCAATCCGAGCTTTCGCTTGATCAAGAGTGCTTTGCAAACGATCACTTACTAGATCGTCAAATTGCTTACCTGCTGTGGTAAAATCTTTCTGTTGAATAGCATCAAGAAAATTATTGATATCATTCTTTTCTAAGTCAACATCATCACCAGTAACAGTACCTATATCGCCTACTGGACCTAAATCTACTTCATCAAATGTTTCGGTATCTACTTCACTCATATTTTATTTCCTTGGTGTAAAATTCCAACTATTAGGTATTTGTTTGATCATGTGTATCATACCGTTTTGACGATCTTCCAAAACCTCTACTTTGCCCATTGCTTCAAAAAGCAATTCTTCGCTGCCTTTCCTTTCTTTTGCCAGCAAAAGCTCTAAGGATTTAATCTTACTTTTCAATTGTAAAATTTCATCTTCTAATTTCATTTATATTCTTGCAATATATTGTGTTTTATTTAAGCTCTTCTTAAGCTTCAATCCGGTAGTGCCTGGATTTTGATGTTCTGATAATGCCTCGTTCCAAACAGCATCTGCTATAGATGCGATATCTGCGTTAGATATAGTAACCGACTCGGGAGTAACTGTGACCACATCTATCAAGTTTGATCGTGTTAATGATATAGTAACGTTTGATTCCGGTATAACAGGATTATCGTTTGGTTCTCGTGTGTATATATTACCTTCAATTGTTAAAACATAACCTGCACTCGATGGCCAAGGCACAATTCTCCATCCATTTTCTAAGAAGAATGTAGCACCTAAGTCTCTGGTATCTGTAATAGGATCACCACCAACAACACTGATAGCCTGAAGAGCAGCACTAGGATGAGGATATTCTGGCGAACCAAGTATCCATTCTTTCCATGCAGAGTATATGTCGATAGTTACATTTAGTTCTGTAACACCTTCTGCAACATAAATTAAACGATTCCATGCAT